CACCGATTCGTTTGGCACCGTCCGCCTCGGCCGACTTCATCGTGCGGAACGCCTTGATCCCCAATCCGAGACCGACACCGTCGAGCCCCAGATTGGTGGTCGCACCGCTGATGTAGTTGCCACGCCCCGACGTGAAGAACGTCGAGTTGTCGAGGAACGTCGACCAGAAGATGTCTCTCATCTTCATGGCAGCGCCAGCACCCAGCCGAGTGCGAAGATCGTCGAAGGCCCCGAGGTCATCGTTGATGATGTCCTCGCGGGTCAGTGCGAACATCTTCGCGTAGGTCTTGGCCTGCCGCTCGTAGCTCTCCTGCGACACGGTCCCGTGCTTGATCTCGCCACCAGCCCCCAGCGGCTCGTACTCCATGCTGTCGAGCAGGCGGTACGTGGTGACCTTTTTGAAGTCACGCACTGTCTTGACCGTGCTGATCTCACGCCACGTGTTGTCTTGCTCCTCGTAGCCAGCGACCAATTCCTTGGTTGCCACGTTGCTCAGGATGTTCGACACCGACACGCCCAGCGTCGAGAACGAGTTGGCATGCACGTCCGGCATCGCCAGCTTCAGCACCTGCCGCAGGTTGCCGTTGTGAACCCGTTGGCCAGCATTGACCGGCATGCCGTTGGCCGACGCCGCCATCAGCAGAATCTGCTGAATGCCGATGTTCTTGTAGTTCTTGTCGGCAGCCTCCAAGACCTCGGCCTTGTACTGCTTCTCGACGTTGGGCATTCCCATCGTCAACGCCAACGCCGCCTCGATGACCGTCGGGCTCATCTCATCCCGCTTGCTGACGTGAATCGCAGGCCCCTCGTGGGAAGCGCCGGCCCGCACAAGATCGAGCTTGACGCCGGACACGGCACGAACTGACTCAACCTCGAACTTGGCCGGATTCCACTTCTCGCGGATGGCCTTGGCCTTCATCTCGCGATGCTGCTTGAGGGCAGTCGCCTTGATCTCCGCGAACTTCGAAGCGGGAACCTCCCCCTCGTACTCGGCGAACGACGCTTCGAGATCATTGAGATGCTCGGCGGCGGCAGCCTTGATGTCCCCCACGTCGAAGTCAGTCGCCTCGACGACCTTCTCCTCGCTCGCCGAGGCAGTGATCTCCGCCTGAAACTTCGCCTGCAGCCTCTCTCGCTGCACATCGGTCAGGGACTCGGCATCGAATCCCATCGCCTCGACCCATTTGTCGAACGGCATGTCTGCACCTTTCACGTGCGAAAATTCGACTGCCGAGGCAGCCAACTGAACCGTGGTGTTTTCATCCGCTCCATGCGGAAGGAACGCCACCCCATACAGACGACTCTTGCGGGCCACGTAGACCGGTCCTTGGATGGACTGGCCATTCACCATGACCGTGCGACCCTCCGGAATTTCCTCGACCCGCAGCGGCTTGGCCTCGATGCTGGCCTGCCACGGGAAACCATTTTTGGCGGAGTCGACGAACTCGGTCGCCGACTGCGAGACGGCACTCACCTCGCCGCTCAATCGCAGCGTCTTGCCGTTGTTCTCGACGGTGCCCACATGTCCGACCAGATGGTCCTTCTTGTGGTGCAGGTTGGCGATGACTGACTTGCCCTGCTCAAGACCGGCCAGATCCAACACGATTGGCAGGTCATAGCCACCGACAGTCAGCGGGCCGCCGTTGTAGGCAATCACGTCGAACTTGGGACGCTTGCCCTCGCCGACACTCGCCTCGACTGTCGACTGCTCGGCGTGAATCACGATGTTCTGCAGAGTCTTCATTCACCACCATCCATCTGTCGAACCTTGGCCTGCGACCACGTCTTACCCGCGTCCCCGCCCCACAACTGCCACGCCACCCAGCCGGGCTTCTCCTTGCCCTTGGCATTCCAGCCGGGTGACCGACTCGCCTTATCGTGCCGAGCAAACCACGCCGCCATCTCGCGTACGTGGGCCTCGGTCAGCGATGTCCTTGCTGCAATCTTGCGTGCTCTCGCGACAGTCTCGGGCTTCAGCCCACTGCCAGACCGCCCCGCCGCATGCAGCTTCAGGCCCGCCTTCGCCGCCGCCGCCATGCCAGCCGTGGGGCGAAGATCAACCGCTGCCGCCGTCACGTCTTCCGTCGGGGCCGCCTGCTGTTCTTGCCGCTGCATGTTGGCCATGTTCTGCGTGACGATGGCGAACTGGTTCATTCGCAGTGTCTGCCGCATCTCATCGACCGAGACGCCGTAGTCGTTGGCCATCTCCTCGACGTGGTCCTCGAAGTCCAGCCCCTGCTCGGCGTAGACCTGCGAGAGTGTGGTCGAACCGTTCTTCAGACGCTTGTCGGTGGCATTGGCTTCGCTCTCAGGATCGCCAATAGGATGATGAGGCCAGTCCCAAGAGTGCCGTGCAGCCAGTGTGGCATCGAAACCCCAACCGTAGACGAGGATTGCCCGCTCAAACCACCGCTCGAACAGCGGATCGAGAACGGTGTCCTCGCAGTCCGACCGCTCCAGATCGATGGTCAGAAAGTACGTGCCGTGGTCGAGCTTCCCTGAGGCGAAGTTGTACCCCGAAGAGTTGCACATCGCGAGATTTTGCGGGATCGACTTCGGTCGAGCCATCTCGTTGACCTGGGCCGCGTGAAATGCCTCGTAGGTCGCCCCCGGATGCTCCGATTTCATCTGCGAGACTTCCCACCCCATCGGGAGGGCCGTCATCATCCGCTTGTCGAAGTCGAGCGTGTCCATCGGACGGACTTCGTCAGCACCATCCGGCGTGAGATTCGTGTGGATGATCGCCGCGTAGTCCGCTGCAGTCTCGGCCGCCGCCAGAGTTGCCTCCCGCCATCGCCGCGAACTCGCACCAACATTGAGAGTCGACCGGAACTCAGGAACGCCGCGATGCTGACCCGGTCGCCGCATCATGAACCAGTGCAGCATCCACTTCGCCGGGATCTCCTCGAACTCGGTGCCCGACCACGCGAATTGACCACCGGGGTGGTGCTTCAGCACGTCATAGCTGATCGGGTTGCCGAACTGGTCGTAGCGGATGCCGTCGATGTATCCCGCCGTGTAGGGGATGATCCTCGGGCTGGTGACCTGCTCGGTCTCGATCAGGATGATGTCGAGATCCACGGGGGCCTTCAGTCGCGGGTTGTTCCGCAGCAGACCGAACGCCTCCCCGTCCTGCACCTTGGCATGGGTCATGCACCACAGCTTTCGCCGCAGCTGCACCGCCTTTGACCACTGCTGCCACGCCGCCTCAACCATCGCGTTGAGATTTTTGTTCCGGGTCCGCATCCGCAGAACAGGACCGGTCCCCATCACGTAGTTGGCGTGAGTCTGAACGATCCCGTCCGCGTACCCGTTGTTGGCAACCTCGTAGCGTGCCCGCTGGACCAGCTTTGTGCGAACGGCCTTGGAGTTGGCCGAGTCCGCATCGTAGGCGTCGGCATTGGCCCAGTAGTTCTGCATGTCCGTGGTGTCACGGGCAGCGTCATACGTGGCCTCGACCGGCTTCTTTGGGCGTGCGACAGACTGCACGACAGGCACCGGCTTTTTGCTCGCCAGAGGCGTGCCGAACTCATCCAGAATGCGGTTCTTCGTGGCTGGTGCGATCACCCTGCCCCCGGGGGTCGAATCTTCTGGAATCGAATGCCAAAACCCGGCTTGTTGGCCGACGCCGCGTCCTTGCCAGCCTGATAGGCAGCCAGCTTCAGCAGGTCGTCGACCGACTGAGACGTAGCCGACCGACCATCCACAGTCACTGACTTGGGGCTGGTCGCCGCGTTCTGCAGAGCCGTTTCGACAGCGTCGAGTTCTTCAGACATGCACCGATTGTCGATGGATGCATGAACGTAGCAATACCTGAACGACCCTTTGGCAAGTCAAATATCAAAATCGTTCCACTAATGGAAAGCCGCACGTTCCCATGTGATCAACGCCGCTCCGCAGTTACGACAGATTCGTCGCCGCATGATGGCATCCGGCTTTGGCCGGGTGTAGTCGACCCGGAAGTTGTGACATCCGCACTTCCGGCACATGAGGCCAGATTGCTCGGCCTTCTCCTCGTCGGTCGCGCCATCCACCTTCAACTGTCCCAATGTCGGTCGGTCGTTCGGGTCCATCAGTGTCCTCGCAGTTGTCGCAGGGTGGGGCGGGCAGACATCACAGTCGTCTTGACGTTGCTCGCCGAGCCAATCGCACACCCGAGGATAGACGCCGCCACCGAGACTCCAACGAGGCAGTCGAACCAGTGATTGTCGGGTTTAGCCGGGGGGAGCTTCCACTCATCCACCTTCCGGCCCCTCGCCTCGACGATGATTCGCTGCTCGGAACGAAGATGGTCCGCCAGCATCTGGTGATAGACCGCCCGATCCCCGAACAGTCGCAGCTCGGTTGGCTCGCCCTCCGCCACGGCGAGGCGGTTGTGGACGAAGGTCTTCCACCAGTTGGTGTCGATGATGCAATGTGGCACAGATCGATGTTGATTACGGGCAATTCGCCACATCAGCCCGCTTCTCTCACCCTCACGCTTGGTGTACTCGTAGAAGGGCTTGCCTGTCGCCCCGACGTATTTCCCGTGCGAGGGCATGAGCACCTGCCGATGATTGCTCTCGCGGCACACTCGATAGACCGTGTCGGTCTGGGGTCCCCAGTTCGCGTCAACGAGGCACTTGTCGATCCGCACCGAACCGCCTTCATCCCGCTCCCAGTCTCGGCCGCACAACTGTTCGACCAGCGTATTGAGGGACTGGAACATCTGCGCGTCGAGAGACAACTGCCCCAACTCAGTCTCGATGGTCCGCGTGAGGTTCCCCAAGGAGAAATACGCCCGCCCCTGATCCGGCCACGTACCGTAGTCGACCACGAATCCCGTGAAGTCGTCTTTCCACGCCGCCACCAACCACCACAGCACTTTCTGCGACACGTCGATGAACGCCGTGAGGTGAGTTGCCTGCCGGGGGACCACGCCCCGGGGGACCTTTGAGAGCTTGCGACAGATCTGATCCGCCGTCATCAGCTCGCCCTCGTCCGCATTCGTATCCAGCGGGTCGTTCTGGTACTCGGCAAAGAATGCCAGTTCCGACCGAAACCGCAGATTCATCGCGTGCTGAATCGCACTCAGCTCATCCGGGTTGTGCCGCTCTGGCCACGCCACTGAGGAGCCCGCGTCCATCTCATCGCGGTTGAGGCGGTAATACTCCGTCGCCGCCTTCCCAGCGTCCCCGGCCTGCATCCCCTCGGCCCGAATTGACCGATACTCGTCCCATAGCTTCTCTGCTTTTGGCCACGAGTAGACGAGCTTGGTCTTCTCGCCATTCCAGTCTGGGTGCAGCTCCCGAGTCAGCATGCGGTCGGCCATGTCCCCCTTCCGGACCACCGTGCAGGGCATCACCGCTGCGATTTTCACCCCCGGGCCAGCCATACCGAGCACGTCCCCTGAGATCACCCCCTCGCGGAATGCACACTGTGACTCGCTCATCGCCGATTCCCTGGTCTGCGGATCGTCGAGCAGCACAAACTCTGGTCGAATGACTGTCCCGTCCGTCTGGGTGATCTGCTGCCCTCGCACTTCCCCGGTGATTCCTGCCACTGAGATCATGGCACCGGTGGATTTCGAGGGAATTGACGGGTCGAGAGTCGGAAATCGCACCTGATTCATCGACCAGACCGTTTCCGTCCGCAAGCCGTTCACCATCTGGCCCTTGCACTTACGCGGCTCCCCTTCGAGTGCCCTCAGGCAGTGAATCGCCTCGGGAAAATCCTCCATGAGCAGGTCGTTGAACCGCAATTCCTCCTGAATCGACCGCAGGAGACGCCTCGCCGAGGGCTCCGACGCCGCAATGAGGCAGACAAACCGCCTGTAGCCGTACAGGATGGCGTAGATCGCCGCTCGGATGCTGATGGTGGTCTTCCCCGAGCCACGGGGCATCGCCATGGCGAACAATCCGCCCTCGACAATCGATCTCTGCAGGGTCGACACCACCCGCAGATGGTCCGGGCACCACGGCAGGGGAAAGGCGTTGGGGAAATAGGTCTTCAGGAACAGCGACAGGTCGGCCTCACAGGACGCTCTACGAGCCTCATTGACGCATTTGGGCGGGGGACCGATGTCCCGTGCGTCCTCGGACTGTTCCTTGGCTCTGTGAGAGAAATAGGCACGTCTGTCGCGAGTATCTGTTGCCATGCCTGGATCATATGCTGTGTGCGGTGCAAGTACCATATTTCCATCGGCACGCTCGTCGGTCAGTTCAGTGTACAGTACAGGGGGACCCACAATACACCCATACACCCCCGTAGCGTATCCTGTAGCCTTGCCAGCTTGCCCTACAACGTCCCCATTCTGGCAATGGGTCAATACACCCGTTTTGCAATTCATCGCGTTATGATCGATTCTAGAGCGCTACGGTTGATTGTCGGTTTTCTCCATTGCCGATACTGGCGAGTAGGCTGAACACTATCCCCCGCGGTTCCCAGCTGGCGGATAGTTGGGCCAGCTTGTGCGGTTCGCCAGTGTCTCACCTGGTCGACCAGGTAGCCAAGATCTTGGCGCGATTGTTGGGCCAGTCTCTCCCCTGGTCTCTCCCCTGGTCGACAAGCTGGCCGATACCCGCCCGCTATCGTCTGGCCCCAATGCTCCCCGATATCCCCGGGGAGCACGATACCCAAAGAATGAAATCAGCCCCCTAAGCTGGATTGCCTAGGGGGCTGGAAGCTAGTCGAGTTGTCAGCCGCGAGAGACTAGCTTGCGGGAATCTCCATTCGTTCAACCCGATAGACAGTCAACCACAATCCACCAATGATCCACCCGATCTTGCACGTCTTTCCGTCTTTCTTGTCAACGTACATCGGAGATGCCTTGGATCGTCCCAATCGCTTTAGCAACTCCTTACGGGGATGCTGGCCCAGGTTGTGGAACGTCTGGCCGTACTGATCAATCGCCATTGTGTTCACTGGGAATCCTCCTTCCGATTGTGGTTATCGATGATGTAGCACAAGTATCGCTGCGCCTGAACAAGATCTGCGCTTTGCTGCATTGTCATACCTTCAGGCCAGAAACCACCTTGTCGCATCCAAGCGAGTAGGTTATCGGCATGTTCCCTTGCCGATTCAATCGCATCACGAAAATCAGCGTACGCTTTGTTCGGGTCCAAAATCACAACTCCACTCAAGAGGAAAACCGCCCCCAGTGTCGACTGGGAGCAGTGGTAAGATCATTCGTCGTCTGGCCCAAAAGGCACAGTATGACAACCGTAGGGACACACCCAAGCATTAAACCCGCCATTGTCGCAAGTGCAATGCTCTTCTGCCTTGTTCCAAATCCAGTCGGCAACCCACTCCCCTGGCATCGTGTCGTTTGGGCCAGTAGTCGCAAACTTCAGCGCCCGTTCGTATCGACGCTGCGAGAATTCATTAGCATCGACAATCCCCCCTCCGATTTCTGCCGCGCGCCATTCGGCAAAAATCACTGCTAGCTCATCTGTCGGCAATTCCGACAATCGTTCATAGGCGAAAGCGTACGCTTCGCCAGTGTGACTCCACGACCAAGCCATTTTGTGTATCTCCACTCATGAGGGTTGGGACGATCGTCAAGCGTAAATTCTTCCATCGTCGCCAAAGTACCATTCTGAGGTACCGTAGACTTTGGCCCGAGAGGTCATGGTGTCGCCACTTGCTTCCGTCCAATTTCCGTCCCAGAATCCAGCGCCGTGGCCGTTCCTAGTCAACCAGAAATCGTGTCCGGCTTGTTCTGCGGGGTGAAGCCTGGCTCGGCAATGCTGGCGACAGATGAGCGACCAAGACTCCAACCAGAATCCCCAACAATCGTTAAGAATCTGATCTTTCAATTCTGGCGAAAGATCAGACAGATTGTTTAGATTACACGGTTCGTCGTTCTCGTCTTTCAGGCACCACAAGGCACAGTCTACGTACGCTTCGACGAAGCGTGAAAATTCGTCCAATTCAATGTGTAGAGCTTGCATCGTCACCACTCCAACAACAAGGGAAACAAGGAATCAACAGTCGACACTGTCGCGACAATCGGCAATCGCATCCTCGGCCGAGTCGAACGGGCCGAACGGGTCCGAATCTGGCATGCAACCTGGAAGGCACCACCAGTAGTACCAACCGGGTGGAAGTAGCTCCCCACAATCCGATTCAAGATCGTCCGACCAAAAGACTTCGCAATCGGGAAGCGACCATTTGTCATCTTCTCGCGACGTGTCAGAATAAAATCGAGACATGGTAGAGAATCCTAGCAAGAGGGCGGAGAGTTTAGGGGTGGTCAGTCTGCGAAGAGTGCGCACGTCCAGAATTCGGCAAGAGGGAGCAAATCGGCGAGAATGTCAGGATCAAACGTAGCGTCAACCCACGGTGTTCCCCAGTCTTGCGCCTGCACACGAACTCGTTGGACGTCAACGCCAAATTTCCCCCCATCCAAATCAATCCAAAGTCTGTACGCTGGCCCCCCGGTGGCAAGCAACACCGCAACACTGTCCGGGTATCGGGGTGGCCAGTCTGAGAGACTCACGCTTCCCGAATTACACGTGATTTCTAGGGGAACATCACTGAGGTAGTCCAATGCCTCTTGTTCGTCAGAGACGCCACAATCGCCCAAAAGTTCTTCAAGTTCCTCCTTCTCAAAAGACTCTTGTTCGGTCGGATATTCCTCGCCTCGCAGTTCGTCCAGTCTCTGCCAGTCTAGCGCGAGAAGTGCAGCATATCGCCGGCAGACGTGAAGGGCAGTCGCCTTGACTTGTTCAAGCTCTTGTTCAGCGTTCATCGTGTTTCCTTATGGGTTGGGGGTTGGGGGTGGAGAATCAATCAATCTTACGTGGTCGACCAGGTGGAAGTGTCTGCTGGCAAACGCTATCCCAGACTGCGACGTCAAGGTAAAGAGTTGGCCCGACATAATCGGCGCGGTTGATTGTGACTTTGCCAGCTTGCGCCAACCGTTCCAACCGCCTGTAGAGCGTGTTGCTTTTGACTTTGTGGCGTTGTGCGGCTTGCTTCAGTGTCTCTCGTTTCACTGAGATTCCCCCAGTCTGCGCCAGCGGCATTCGATTTCAGAACACATCAAAAAGGCTGGCCCAAACTCAAGATGCCTTCCGTTCGAATTGACTTTCCTTCCCAGCGTGCTCCCCCATTTGTCCACCCGCATTTGCAAGAGGGTAACTCCCCCAGCTGCGCGCGGTTCTTGTCTAGTTCCAACCCCAGCAACACCGCCGGAATAGCCGACAATTGCGACAGTCTGCCAGCTGCGTTTCAGTTTCACGTTCACAACTCCACGAAAAGAGGAAAGAAATCACACCACCGACACAACGAAAACCGGTTCAGCCCCTTCTCCGTCCGCCCCCAGATACTCCCCAGTCTCATCGTCAAAGTAGTCGCCAACCCAATAGGGTGAGGCATCGACGACTACCTCACAAGATTCGTTATTGAACTGGTCACGTGTCGTTTTGACGAACTGCACGTAAGCCGCATGCATGCGCTGCGCATCGTACGGCATCCCCACCACACAACGAAAACGAATTTCCACAATCACAACTCCACACAAGAGGAAATGTAAACGTCCGCGCTCTCGCATTGTTCCCCCCAAAAAACCACCCCACAATGGGGGGCTGGCGACGAACAACCGCGACACACCCACATTGTTGGATCGTTATCGTCTGAAGTCAACAGACTCGGACAGTTTTTTCGCACATTTTTTCGGGGTCGACTGCGCCGGCGGAAAGCAGACTCGCCGGCCGGCGCATATCTAATATCGTCAAAAACGAATGAACACCGATTGCCAACAATTGGCGAACGGATTGCCAGACACCAGACGATCAGGGGTGGTGTGGGGTACGGGTGGTGAAGTGAACGCCACAATACGGGGCGGGCGATCAGGGGTGGGGGTCACACCAGATCAGGTGGGGGGAGTGGCGGCAGGCAGGGGAAATGGACCTCGCCCACACCCCCATACGGTCTTTTAAAAAAAAAATTCGGCCCCTCTAAAACTCGGCCATCACTCGACGGCCAGCACGCTCAGCTTGACGACCTTCACCTCGCCCGTGCTCAGCGTCATCGTGTACCGCAATTCGTAGGTATTGCCTGCCACCTGCCCAGACACAAGGCTCGTGAACCCCTTGCTGATGGCGCACGTGCCCCTGATGTCGTTCGTGAACGTGGCCGAGTTCACCGCCGTGGCCGACACTGTCAGGCCGTCTGCCTCGCTGCACGTGACGCTTGAGATGGTCTTGCCATCGGTCAACCATCCCGTGGCATCACACCCGAGGCGGTTGGTTTCGCCCACTCGAACAAACTTCGGCTCTGGGTCGATGTAATCGGACGGTTGCATGGAATCACCCTCGCTTCGGCAGCGTGAAATTCTGGTTCCGCTCAGGCTGGCGGTAGTTCATGTTTCGCTCGGGCAACACGAACACAACGTCGGGGGCGGGCTCCTGCGAGGGAGTGCCCTGCGACTCTGGGTAGTACCGTTGGGGGTAGTACCGACCGGCAAAGTAGCGTCGTGGGAACATGTCACTTCTTCTTGTCGGGCATCTTGCGGGCCTGCTGCATTGCCACTGCAATGGCCTGCTTCTGAGGCATGCCCTCTTTCATCAGCTTGCGGATGTTGTCGCTGATGTCCTGCTGCTTGTTTCCCGGCTTCAGTGGCATGGCTTCCTCCTACGTGGCGTCAGTGGTGACTGCCAGACGATTGCCATCGGCGTCGACTGTGGCAGTGATACGGGCCTTGGTGTCGGCCGCATCGCGGATCGTGACAGTGGTCGTGGCTGCTCCGGCCAGCTTGCCAACAGTGGCCGCTCTGACCAGTCTCAGCACGCCCTGCAAAGTCTCTGTCCCCTCGATGGTGGCTCCGACAGTGGCCGTCGCGATCTCGGTTGCCGCGTCCGTCGCGAGTGCGTTGGCATCGATGGCACCCGCCGCAAACTTTGCCGCCGTGATCGCCCCGCCCTGAATGCTGCTGGCCGTGATGGCGTTGTTGTCGAGCGACTTGACCACGGCCGACACGTGACCATTCGCCGCAATCTCCAGAGAACTGAAGTGCGTCGGTAGGGTGAATGTCGCCATCCGGCTACTGATCGAGGCATCAATCCGCCCCAGCTCTACGGTGAGGTCTGTCCGCACCGCTGCGGCGATTTCCGTTGCCGCGTCGGATGCCAACGCCGAGGCAGTCAGCACACTTGAGGCCATGGCCCCGACCGAGGCATCAATCCGCCCGCTTACGAGGGCTGCCGGGAGTCTGCCTTGGATGTCCTGCGTGTCCACCTCGATTCGGTCGGCCACAGTGTCCACCGTGACCACCAGATCCCGGATCGTGTCAAGGATGCCCGTGGTCGGATCGGTCGGCGTTGTGCCACTTGTGGCCACACCCAAAATCTGGCGGATCTGCGTCCGCTCGTCCGTGGTCCAGTCCGTGCCACCGCCACCACCCCCGGCGGGCGCTTGCTCAAGGGCCGTCGTCGTAAACCGAGTCGTTCCCGCCCCGTTGTCTTCGACCAGATCGTTTAGAAGGCTGTCTGCCACACCAACCGGGCTCGCCGGGTCGTAGGTCGCCGCCAGAAGATGGTCGAGATGGTTCGCGACGATGGCATCCTGTACCTCGCTCTCAACCTCAGCATCCCACGCCGCATTCCACGGAATGGCGGTCAGTTCACTTCCGTCGATCGACATGGCAGCATTGTTGATCGCCCCGGCCGCGAACGATGCCGATGTAATCCCTCCAGTGGCGATGTTGATGCCACTTGCCGCCGTGATGTTGGTCGTGCTGGCGACAGTCGTGGGGAATGTCGCCGCAAGGAACCCGCTTGGTTGCGTGTAGGTCGGCATCGGCATGCCGGTAACCGTCGTGCCGCCCCACTGTGTGGTATTCGCAGTGATGTCCCCGTCTTTCAACGGGTACATCACCAGCACCGTCGTCTTCGCCCCGCTGCTCGACGTTTTGACGATCACCGCCACAGTGTCGGCGTTCATCTCGGTGGTCGTCAGATCGAGGTAGTACACCCCGCTCGACGTGGCAATCTCGGTTACGGAATTGGTCGCATTCGTGAACGTGCCGCCATCCTTCGAGACCTCTGGATCGAGCCCGGTCGCTCCTGTCACCAGATCGCCGTCAGCGTCCAAAATGGGGAACGTCACCCGATAGGCCACACCCTTTTTTGGGTTCCACGTCGCATCGCCTGCTGCCATGGTTAGTACATCCCCCGTCGTCTGAATCCGTTATGTGGAACTCCGCCAAGCCGCTTAGCGTAAGGCTGCCCGCCTGCCGCTGCCGCCTCACTCCATGTCGCCGCCAGCCCCCACACGGCACGCGCCGTCGTAGTCGTGGCTGCTCCGTTCGTCGATCCTGATGCCGTGCGACTCCCAAAAAATA